CGCCCTCTGCTCATCTCTCAAAGAACCCAGTACATTCATATATTTACTATATGCTCGCCTACAATTATAGCGCTACTTAACCTTCGAAAGTCTGAAGGTTACATACGTTGTTAATAGGTTTACTTAGACCAGACTGTTTACTCAGTCGCTAAGGAGTACTATAGAGAGAGGAGTTAGAGGACCTCATCGGATTGTCAATCCACTAACCTTTACATTATACAAGGTTAGTCCATCAGTTGCTAAGTTATTGCTCATAACTTGGTAAGATTCCAATACATAATTGTGACAACACCTGTAAGATTCACTATTAATGAATTATTAGTACTAGAGCCATTATATATGCTCTTAAGACTATAAATAATAGCATTAGAACCTACAGTTAATACATTAACTTGTACAGTGTCTAGGATGTTACTGCCAAAACCTAAGGTTATAACAGGGTTAACACCACCAACCGCGGCCGAAAGGAGATAATCCCCGGGTGCAAGGGTAAGAATTTTACCCGAAGTTGGATAGACAGTTCCAGTCCCCAAATAAGTATTTGGAGCCCAGAAAGGATTTACAGTATAGAAATTAAAAGGATTAGCAGAAGATGGTGAACCGACCTCAAGAGTGTCAGTCCCATTTGTATTCTGAGTTGGACAGAGCAAACGAATGTCGTACTCTACCCAAATCTCTCCTTCCAAAGGAGAAGAGTCAGAACCACCTGAAGCACAAATATAAATGCTAGCCGGGACAGAAAGTCTCTGATCAGCACCTATTTGTACAAAATAATCTTTATAATTACACAATCTACTTTCAGGGAGGAAAGCACAGCAGTCCTGCCAGCCTGGTGTCCGAACAGCATCCTTAAAAGTTAAGGCTTGTTGTTTTGTGGCTGGAGCCCCTGTATCCACGTCATAATCAGGAATGATCATAACAGAACCGGGACTTGTAGTCGGAGACTGGGTAACGTAGCGATAACAAAGCTTGTTAAAACAGAATTTTTCAAAGTTCTGTGCTACGCCACTCAACCAGGGAAAGTTCGATTGATTAGAAGGATTGGCTAAAAAAGTATTTAGCACTGTGAATCCATTAGCGGTAAAACCGCCTGTGTACAAGATGTCAGTAAGATATTCACGATGAATAATTCTCACATCACCATTAGCCCCATACATCATTTGAGGACCAGAGATAGAATCTACTTGTCCATATGCCATGGGGGCTTCAGTTTTAAAACTCACGGAACCGTTAGCAGAGTAATTCCCGAAAGGGGTATCATTCGCTTTAATTGAACCGGAGACATTTGAAGGCATAGGGAATCCCATAAAGGAAGCTCCCTTTTGCATTTGTTTTTGATTTTTAGTTTTCTTTCTTCGAGAGGATTTGTTCTGGCGGACCTGGCTCATCGCCGCACGTTGGTTTTTGTTTTTAGTAGCAAAGATTTTACGAGTGGGAGGATGCTAACCCAACACAAGAGAAGTTTAACGTCATTTCGGACAAGAAAGAAATCAGAAATTCAAATGTAACTGAAGATATCAAATGTATAGTTATCAAAAGTATTGGAATAATTATATAGACTATAAAATGGTACAAACTATTCGGTAAGGAACCTGGAAATAATCCAGGTCCTCTTGAACTATAGGCTTATTAGTGATATTAATCCGGAAAGGAATAAAACAGGTTTTCCTGGTTTCAGGTAAACTTGAATTCCATATAGGGGAAACATCACGTTCAAAATAAGATTCATTATAATTCAAAACCGAATAGGGAGATAGATAACGACGTTGTCGGTAAGTGTGATCGCGTGTAATCGAAGGAGAACTACTCTTCGTTACATAACCAAGGGGAAGTTTATCCTCGCCATGGTGGGTTCGATTAATAATATAATTAACCACACACCGTTGATAACGCGTAAAGGTAACATAAGGTTTAACCTCAGGATAGAGAGTGAAACCTAAACCGCCGAGGTTGATCGGTAAAAAATACTGACCAAACCATCCGGGCGGTAACCGAGATTTGTTATAATAAAGAAAACGATAATGGGCTCTAAGTTTATTAGAAGCACCACCTACAACCTTATTATACCAATCTGCAATAGAACCAATAGACTCACTATCACCTAACTTACCCCGACCTAATAAAAGGCCGACGTTAAAGTAGGGAATCTCTCGAATAGTCCTATCTGTATATCGGAAAAGTTGTGAATTCATAGTAAAATAATCTCTATGAACATAATTTTTTCCTACAGATAAGATAAGACCAACCTTCTTCGTATATCGCTCCCAAAAGGAAGTGAGAAGAGGATTAGATCGAAAGAGGATATCATCACCGTTAATTAAAACAGGAAGTGAGTTAATTGGTATAGAGTGACCTAATAGGCGTTCTAGGGCTAGCCAGTACGTAATTAAATTAATTACACAAAGTACCGGAAAGCTTAGAATTGAACCCATTAACTGTCCATTCTTTTGAAAAAAAGAATCAACGACATTGTCCGGATAATATATATCCTGTTCATAAAGAACGGATCTATATAAATCCCGATCAGTTTCGGGGACAGAATTAAGAACCTCTTCAAATACCATTTTAGTATGACGAAGAGAGATTCGGTCAGTCGCAGCAGAATAATCTCCACTAACGAATTCATTAAATGAAACAGAGAATTTGCTTTCAATATTGGTCGATTTATCAATCATTTGATAAATCATGTCCTGAGTCAAGGGGGTACAGGTTGGACTAAAGGGAAATTTCTTCTTTAGAAATTTCCACATATCTTGTTGAAGACTCTTACTATAAAAGTAATTGGCAGCAACACCTTTAGTCACTAATCTAACCTTTAACGGTTCTAAAACCGGACTAACCTTGACAGGTTGAAAGGGCTTAGAATCTACCATTGATCTTAGGTAGAAAAGATCTATGCCCGGGACACCACGAACCTCGTGGACCTTACATTTCCAATCATACATACAAAGAAGCTCCTTATGGTCGAAATTATATTTCCGACTTAAAATAGGGAATTTCTTGGGAAAATAATCTATAATATCATGTCGATCTCGCAAAAGAAAAGCGAGAGATCCGCCTTTAGATTTCGAATTCTCGAAACAGGCTGATTGACTGATAGGATTATTAATATG